CTAATAATAAAAAGGATATACTTCTTCAGGAATATGGTTCCGTTGTAAAAACTGCTGTACGCATTCGTTGGGATCTAGGGAATCAGATGCAGTTAATAGATGAACGGCAAATCGATTGGCTTGTCGTTCATATTTCCCCGCATGAAAGAAAGACTGCTCATCGATGAAGAATCGATTAATCCCTTTGTGTAGGCGATCATGACCTAATTCATGTGCACAGATAAAACGTTGCCATTCGGGTGATAGCTGATTATGTAATATAATGAATCTGCGACGCAGGGTTCTATGATAAATTCCCCGCGTATGATTGCCTAGATCAGCATAACGAATGGAAATATTCATGTTATGAGCAATAGCGAAAGGGTCATTGGTTTTGTGTTTACGAATAAGTTTGTTAACAAGTTCATCCATAGCATTCACCCTATCGTTAGTCTTTATTATTTTGTCGCTGTTCTTGACCTATTCTCCGTGCCTCTTTGTTCATATGTTTGGCCTCCCAGAACAATCCCGTGAGCACGTCTTTAATTTTGCGTTTGTCTTCCTCATTCAGTGGTATCCCATCAAACATCAATTCTCCATCATCCTCAAGAATTTTCTTGAAGTCTCTTTTGTCCTTAGAGGTTGCCCATTCGGGTATTGTGGTTTTGTCATCTGGTTGTTCTTCAATTAATAGCGAGAGATTAATATGAAGTGCGTTCGATATTGATTTTAGAGTATCCACACTTGGATTATAACGATTTCGTTCGATATCTGCTAGATATGAGCGGGACAAGTTCGCTTGTTCTGCTAATTCAGCTTGTGTAAGTTTGTTTAATTTGCGTTGTTCTTTGATTCGATCCCCGATATTCACCTTGTCCACTCCCTCATCCTTTGTCGGTATTGCCGACATGTGTATATTATTATAACCCCTTAAAGACGGTCATACAATACTTAATAATGACGTATATACACGTAATAATGAGGTTTTAGACGTGAATTAACGACAAATAGGACGTTTTCAATTCATAATGGGCAAATTTAACGGAATATGAACTTTTACAAAATGTCGTGATTACCTTACATTATTTATATGAGGTAAGTATTGGAATCTACTATTAGTTTATTGAATTAGAGCATTTATACCATATGGATTGAGGGGGCTACATCATGAACATTGTATTATCCGCAGTCACTAAACATGACAAACAAGCTACGAAAGCACTTTTGAGAGATTATCCTAAGATGTGCCAGATGGTTATGGGTTTATCGCATAAACAAGATCTAACCATACAAGAGCAACAAGTGAATACATCATATAAGCACTTGGTCGACCACGTACTTCTAGCACACTCTCTTATATTAGATGACGAAGTGAAACGTATCATCGAACACCGATACTTCAAGTCGCGTAGTTATGTACTTACATCTATACAATTTCGTAGCATCATGAGTGAGCGAACCGTAGACCGTAGGATCGAGAAGGGTGTAAGCATGATTACCGAAAGCTTGAAGATCTGGGGAGTGATTTGATAACAGTGACGGTAAAGTGGCGGCAACGTGGCAGGGTTCTGGCGGGGGTTGCGCGATATAGTAGGTTCATAGAGAGGAACACACTCTCGGGTGTATCTGCTACCCCTTATCGTTGCAGAACTCGGCTGTGCTGTGGGTCAGTTCGTTGACCTTAGACGTGAATCGTCAAGGGTGCGGTGCGGGGGAGCGGAGGTAAGACCACTCTATGATTTACTCATCGAAGAAAGGAGGTTCCTATGCTTGCATTGGAGGATATTCGTACCCTAATTATCACGGGGTTATCTGCACATGTCGGTCAGGAAGTTATTGTAACGAATGGAACGGGTGACAATCCAGAAGGTGCATTGATCACCTGTGAATTCTCAGATGTATTCCATAGTAGTCGGGGATTTCCAGTCGTCATGCAATTAGGAGATAAGCTTGTTAAGAGCGAGACGGTACATTTCACAATGACTTATCTATCTTTCGATGATGACAAGGTCGTCCGATTACAGAATGCGTGGACAGCTCGTGATTGGTTTAAGTCAGGCGGACATGCTGAACTGAAAGAAAAGGTTAATGTGGTGGTAGCAAAAGTAGGATCAGTAACGAATCGAGATATTCAGAACGGTACGGTATGGGAGCGTCGACAAGGATTTGACGTAGAGTTCCGAACCCTGGATATCTTGGAGTCAGATTTAGAATGGATTGAACAAACAAAAATTCAGAGGAGTTGAGGAATGTGTCAGTAAGAAGTGATGTAACAGTAACGATCGATATTCAACGTCCGACACCTAAGCTTGGTTTTGGTAAACCAATGATTATTGGTGCAAGCGTAAGTGGGTTGGAGTATACAACGTATGCGGATTTAGAAGCGGTTAAGAAAGATTTTGCTGAGAATACCGAAGTGTACAAGGCCGCCTATGCGCTCTTGAATCAGGGAGATAACTCACCTGCAGAAATTGCTATTATGCTTCATAAAACGGTAGGAGAAACATTAGGCGACTTGGTAGGCAAGATATTTACGAAGGATTGGTACTTCCTTCTGTCTACATCTACAGAAATCGCTGATATTACATCTATTGCCGAGGCAGTGGAACAGAATGGTACACGGATGTTTATTGCTCATAGTAGTGATAAAGCGAACCTTGCTACATTGAAAGCTAAGAAATTCACGCGTACTGCGCTGTTCTATCATGAAGATCTATCTCATTATCCAGAGGCAGCATGGGTGGGTAGAGCGGCATCAGCAGCTCCAGGGAGTCTGACGTGGAAGAACCTGACGCTACGAGGCATTGTTCCTGTAGATATGGATACAACGGAATCACTGAGTATTCACGATCTTGGTGCAAATACCTATGTCACTAAAGCAGGTGATGACGTTACAAGTGAAGGGAAGACCGTTAGTGGGGAATATATCGATATTATGCATTCCCAAGACTATATCACGCAAAGCATTGAACTTGCTGTACAGAAGCTGTTCAATCGACAAGATAAGGTTCGCTATGACAACACAGGGATTTCTCAGATTGAGGGCGAAGTGAAGACGGTTCTGAAGCGTGCGGATATGAATGGCATGATTGCTCGAGATGAGGATGGTTTACCACTCTATAGCACTACATTCAAACCACGTTCTCAAGTCGATCCAGCGGATCGTGAGAAGCGGGAATACAACGACGGTTCATTCTCGTTCGAATTGGCAGGAGCTATTCACAAAACTAAAATAAGCGGCGTAATTAAGCTGTAAGGAGAGATAGATATGGCAACAACTTATGATCCGATGGACCTGACGGTGACCATTGGTGGGATATATATTACTGGATTCTCAGAAGATATGGTGGAATTTGAGAAGGATGAAGATGCTCAGACAGCTAAGGTAGGCTCTCAGGGTGATGTAGTTATGACGAAAGTGAATAACCCATTAGGGACACTCACATTGACGTTATTTCCAACAAGTCCGCAGGTAGCATACCTAGACAAGCTAGCTAGAACAGGCACACTTGTGCCAATCTCCATTATTTTCAATGGTGAACCTAAGGAGACTATTACAGTTACGCAAGCCTTTGTTAAAAAGCCAGCAACACGTACGTATGGTAATGAAGCAGAAGACCGCCAGTATGAAATTCAATGTCTTGACCATGTGGTCGAGTAAATTAAAGGAGACGATCATTCATGTTTAAACAGAAAAATTATACATCCAAAGCTTTGGAGAAGGAATATATGTTCCAGCATCCGGGCGTACGTACCGTATCCAAAATCAAGGATGCAGCGATGAACAAACATGGTGTTGTTCTTGAGGAACGTCTAGCCGAAGAAGTGCTAAAGCATGTTGTCGTTAATCCCAAATTGAAAATTGATGATTTCTCGAACTATAAAGAATATACCGAAGTCATCAATGCGGCCTACGCGTTCATCTCCGGACAAGACGAGGATGGTGACTCGGATGACCATCAGCAAGGCGGAAGCTCGCAGGAAAGCTAAAGAGAATTGGTTCATGTGGCGGCTTATGCTATCTGATATGAAGATTTCGTACAGTGATCTGGATAAGATGGATAACGACGATCTCGCAGAAGCAAATGCAGCCTTGGATATTTACATGGAGCATCAAAAAAAGGAAATGAATAAGAAATGAGTGCCCGATTTGGGTGCTCTTTCTTTCATGTGAGGTGGTTTATTTGAGTAAAGGAATCATCGGTAATCGTACGTTCCTGATAGACTTTACAGTTCTCAACAGCGTAAAGCTAGATGAGGTCGAAGAAAAAATGGGGAAAATAACCGGATTAGTTAAAAAGTTCAACGGCTTCGCTAATAGTACTATATCTATGGGAAAGAATTTGATAAGCGCAGCGGGCGAATACTCAGACGCTATGGGGATGATCCAACAAGCAACTGGATCTACTGATGCACAGATGAAGGCTACTGAGGCAGTTGCTAATAATTTGTACAAAGATAATTTTGGGAAGTCGTGGGGAGATTTGTCTGGTGCTATATCAACAACGATGCAGATTACCAAGCAGACAGGGGATGATCTTCAGAATACGACTAAGAATGCATTGCTATTGAGGGATGCATTTGGCTTTGAAGTCAAAGAATCTGTGAAGAGTGCAGATACAATGATGCAAACTTTTGGTATTACTTCAGAACAATCTATGGCGCTATTAGCGCAAGGTGCTCAAAGTGGATTGAATCAATCAGGAAAGCTTGTAGAAGCGGCTAATCAATACTCCAAACCCTTTCAAAAGTTAGGATTTACGGCTAATGATATGTTTAATACATTAGCTGCTGGATCGAAAGGTGGTGCTCTTAGTCTAGATACCGTAGGTGCTGCGATTGAACAATTTAGCACACTTTCTACGAATGGATCAGTTGGAACGAAAAAAGCATTCCAAGCCCTTGATTTGAATGCAGATCAAATGATTAGCACCTTCACTGCTGGCGGACCTAAGGCAAAAGAAGCGTTCACAGGAATTATGCAGATGCTCTCTCAAATTGAAGATCCCGTCAAACGTAATTCCATAGGTGTTGCTTTAATGGGCGATAAATTCAAAACATTAGATGCACCTATTATTGCTGCAATGGGGACAGCTAGAAGTCAGTTTAATATGACGAAGGATACAATGGCACAGATGAATCAAGTGAAAATGAGTTCACCAGGACAAGAACTTGCCCAGATGGGGAGGATGATCCAGTCGGGTCTACTCATTCCACTTGGTCAGGGGTTAGTACCTCTACTAAATCTAGCCAATATCGTGTTGGGATATTTCATTGAAAACTTTGATGTCTTGGGTCCAGTAATAGGTATAGTTGCAGCAGTAATTACAGCTATATTGATGCCCTTAATAATAACATTGATTTCTGCGCAATGGGCATCAGCAGCTGCTGGATGGGCGATGATAGCGCCATTTCTCCCGATGATCGCACTTGTGGTTGCTATAGGAGCTGCTGTAGCAGGTGTAATTTTGATATTTAAGAACTGGGGAACGATTGGACCTGAATTAGCTAATGTCTTTCATAGTTGTGTAGAAAAGATCGGTGGTTTTTTCTCTAACTTGTGGGAAGGACTTCCAGATGGGATTAAAGTTATTATGGCTAATATTTTAAATGTTATTAGTTTCGGAATTAATGGTATGATACAAAAGTTTAATGGTTTGATTGATATTATTAATCTTGTTCTTGCTATTCCCGCTCTATTTAATTTTGCGATTGTTCAAATACCACATATCCCTGAAATACCAATGATTTCAACTAAAGCCTCTTCTTCAAGTGCCAGCAGTGGTGCTGGCGGTGGTCGCCCCGCGGCTATGGGGAGCTATGCAAAAGGACTTGATTATGTTCCTTTCGATGGTTTCATCGCTGAACTGCACAAAGGTGAAAGAGTCATGACAGCTGCGGAGAACAAAGCTTATTCATCTGCAGATCCAGCAAGAAGCTATCCAGCTAGGGTGGCATCAAGTAATGGTGGAGTCGCTATTAATGTAACCGTCCCTGTCACTGTAGAAGGTGGCTCAGGCACGCTCCCGAATGCACAGAATATGGGCGTTGTTGTTGCCCAAGAAGTTCAAAAAATATTGGAAAGCGTACTTCGTCGTAACGGATTGGGGGCGATGAGTTAATGGCATTACTCAATGGTCATTACATTCTAGTAGAAGATGAGAGCCCGAGTTATGAAGTAGAAATCACGGATCAGCCCGTGGATAGGGATATCGATCTTAGTGACCATGTTCAGCGTAAAGCCAGAACCCTTTCGATTAGCGGCGTTATTGTAGGGGATCATGCGGCCAGTATAAGGGCGATGATTGTGAAGGCTCAGGATCAAGGAGAGATCGTTCAATTCTCGGGTCGAACCACTTTTAGAGGATTAATCTCAGGCTTCTCTCCTAAGCATGATCATACAATAATGAATGGTTTCTCGTTTACGTTGAGCATGAAGGAGGTTCGAATTGCGGGTTCATCTTATGTTAAGGTTCCTCTTCCAATACCGATTAAAGCACAAGTCGCCAAGGCTGCGAACGCTGGAGTTAAGCAACCTCTTAGCAAAAAGAATAGTACGACTAAGGGGAGAAGCAACTCGAATGTGGTGAAGACGCCTCCCAAGAAGACGATAACGCCAAAGGTGCCGAAATCCACACATAAGAGGGGAACTCCGTGGGAAATGCCGATGTAGGGGAGGGTGAGAATGTATGAATTATATTGATATTGAAAAGAATCTTATTCCGTATCGGTTTGATGTTTCACTTGCAGATGAGGTGTTCTCCTTTGAAGTGAATTACAACGAGGATTATGATTTCTTTACGGTCGATTTAGAACGAGATGGGGAAATATTAATTGTCGGAGAGAAGCTGATCTATGCGATGCCCCTCTTTTATGACGTCATGGATCATCGGTTCCCTAAAGTCTCGATCATCCCATACGATGAATCTGAGAACAGTATAGATGTGACATGGGAAACACTCTCTGAGAGTGTTTTTTTATATGTCATTGAAAATGGGGAGGAAGAGGATGGTTAACTTTGGGCGAGTAGCAGAAATGATTGTCGCCAATCGTAAATTCAGTATGGATGATTTTGCAATGGAAGCTACCATTCCTTTTGATAATGATATTTTGCCCAATGAGAGTGAGATTAAGATTTGGAACTTATCGGACAAGACGTTGAACAACATCAAGTGTGATGCCCTCTTGCAAATGAATGGTGGCTATCGTGGAGACGTAGGTCTTATGCTTCAGGGCTACATCTCAAAGGTAGAGACACAATGGGACGGTGTGGATAAGGTGACCTCTATCTTTGTGTTAGACAGTGAGGATAAGAATTACGCTAAGAAAGAAGTGAACGAGACTACATTTGCTAAGAATACATCAGCTAGTTACATCATCAAGCAAATGGCAGCTGTTGTAAATCTACCTTTGGCTCAAATGGAGTTGAATGTGGACTACCAGTATAAAGAGGGTTATACAGCCAAGGGCGTTGTTGTTGAGATCATTGCTAAGGTAGCGAAAGATTGTGGCACATCGGCCTTTATTAACAAAGGAAAACTCTACGTGCGAGGTCTACGACGTGTAGGGGATACGGTGTTTCAATTATCCAAAGGGACGGGCCTAATTGGGAAGCCAGAACGATTTGAAGAGGGTGGATTCAAAGGATATAATCTCAAATCACAATTACAGCACCGTATTACAACCGCGTCTGTTGTTGATCTGGCAACACCACAATTTGAAGGCCGCTTATATGTTCGGAGTGGTAAGCATCATATGAGTCGCACAGGGGATTTCACTACGGAAATGGAGGCGATCATGTGAAAAATGACCCTGCTTCAACATTGTCTCAAGTGATAGCTCAGATGATGGTTCATCAATTGAGTGCAGTTCATGTAGGCTTCCCATGCCGTGTCATTTCATTCGATGAAGTCACATGTAAGGCTGATGTGCAGCCGTTGGTCCGAACAGCAGAAAGTGAACCTGCGATGATTCAGAGTGTTCCAACACTTGGGCATAGATTCAAAGTAAATGAGACAGAACAGGTCTACAGACCATCTCTTAAATCAGGAGATACGGTATATGTTGTGTGTGCTGATCGGGAGATCAAGAATGCTCTGAATGGGCAGGTCGCATCCGTAGACACAGAAAGAAGACATGACGTGAATGACGCAGTTATTGTGGGGGTGTTTGCATGCAGTCTTTAAAGTTGAGTGAGACCGGAGACATTCTAATGAGTGCCTCGGGTAATTTAGTGATGGTGGAAGGTACAGAGGAGATCGCTCAATGCTGTCACATCGGAATTGGAACGAATAAGGGCGAGTGGTTTCTGAATCCGGACATGGGGATTACATTCTCTAAGTTTCTGGGGAAACAGATAAATGAGGAAGAGATGCGTGAAGAATTGACACAAGGGCTGATGCAGGAAGAACGAATGCAGTCTGTGGATTTAATCAACTTCACAGCTGAGAAGAATTCCCGGACACTACTGGTAACATTTGATGCTACAAGTACAGAGGGAGAACGGATACAAGCGAAAGAGGTGAGTATTGGTGCTGGATAGAACAGGATTTAAGCGCAGACGGTTTGAGGACCTTTTTGCAGAAATGAATGATAAGGCTAAAGAGACGTTCGGGGATAAAGTGAATACTTCCGAAAGATCACCGTTAGGCATTATTCTACGTATCTTTGCATGGTTTCTCTCAAAGTTATGGGTCACAGCAGAGGATGTATACAACAGTAGTTATATTAATAGTGCAGAAGGCAGTAGCTTGGATCGATTGGGACCTCATGTGGGGATCACTCGGGTCTTAGATCAATATGCTAGAGGTTCTGTTCAATTGACGGGAGCAGCGGGTCACACGTTGGTACAAGGATTTCGTGTCGCAACAGAAGCGAAAGTATACTTCGATACAACGCAAGATATAACGTTTGATAATAACGGCACAGCAACAGTTCCTATTGAAGCTGTAGAACCAGGTCAGGGTGGTAATGTATCTGTTGGTTCGATTATCGTCATTGTAAATCCAACTCCAGATGTTACGGGAGTGACCAATGCAGTACCAACCACAGGTGGACGAGAGAAAATGACAGACTCGGAATTTCGAGATTTATTTACTCAGTCGGTTGCTGGTGGAGGTGCGGCTTCGATTGATGCCCTAATTGGTGCTTTACTAAGAATTAGTACAGTTAGAGCAGCGACGGTTATTCAGAATTTCACTAATGAATTAGACGCCGCGGGGCGCCCTCCTCATACCTATCAATGTTATGTACTTGGTGGAAATGATGACGAGATTGCACAAGTTATATTTTCAACCGGAGCGGGTGGTATTGAGTCATATGGAAATGTTGTGAAGACGGTCTTAGATATTGGCGGGTATGGTCATGAGGTGAAATTCAGTCGAGCACAAGAAGTGATCTTGCAAGCTGTTGTCAATCTTACGACCAATGAACAGTACCCCGCAGATGGGGATGAACGGATACGTTCAGCTATTGTTCGATACATCGGTGGAGAAGATGGTGGTAGTTACTACAATGGACTATCGATGGGCGCACCTGCTGTGTTCAACAAATTGGTCAGTGCAGTAGATCAAATTGAAGGTATAGAGGATTTTACGTTAAAAGTGGGTAAAAATGATGTTCTCGAAGAGGCTAACGTTTCTTTAGAACGGTATCAAGTTGCACAGATTAACGCGAAGGACATTGTGGTGAATCGTCATGTTTAGTGTGAAGGACATGATGTCGCGGTTCGCGGACGTGTTCAATAAGAATCCGAACAGTAATATCGGCAAATTAATCGGTATTCTGTACGGTCAGATGGATGAATTAAATACTTCTCTTGAGAGGGTTCGTGAGTGGCGGGACATTGATAAAGCCCAAGGGTCTACATTAGATCGCATCGGCCAAAATGTCATTCAGCCACGTGGTGCCGCGACAGATGAAGTGTACAGGGTGCTGTTAAAATCTAAGATCGCTAGAAATCTATCGAAGACAGACATTAACACGATTATACGAGTACTAGCTTTGGCTTTGGATTGTGATTATAAAGACATTCAGATTCAAGAGAAGTTCAGTGATCTGCATGATCCGCAGCCCGCAGGGATTACATTGACAAGGGTACCGATCAAAAGACTGAATGAAGTGGGGATGTCCCCTATGCAGTTCGGACAGATCATCCAAAAGACAGTGGCAGCCGGAGTTAGAGTCGCTCAGATTGAACTAGCCGGGACTTTCCGATTGTCATCAATTTATGAGGGATTACAACATGATGCCTTCGGCCTATCTGACCCAGATATGACCAGAGGTGGAACGCTCGGAGAAGTATATGTACCAGGCAATGATTATGGATTACCGATATAGGAGGGATTATCGTGGGATTTATTAAACAAGCACCAAAATGGGGAGCAACAGGAATTGAGCCTCCCGAATCCAAAAGAAATATAGGTTGGGAAGTAGAAGACCGTCCGCCTGCGGCGTGGTTGAATTGGTTCATGAATCTGACTGCTGAATCACTTCAGGAGTTGCAGAGTAAGGCGGCGGAGAAAACATATGTTGAGGATAAAATAGCTGAAGCCATTGGAGGGGTGGATGTAGATATTCCTGATGCATCGTTAACAGTGAAAGGGATCACACAGCTGAATAGTGCTGTGAATAGTACGTCTGAGACGGAGGCGGCTACGCCGAAGGCGGTGAAGAGTGTAAATGATTCTATTGCTACGCATAAGGCGGAGCAAGCGACATTAACAACAAAGGGACATGTACAACTATCCAACGCCACAAACGGCACGAGTGAAAGTAAGGCACCTACTGAGAAAGCGCTAGGACTTGTGATGGTTGAGGCACAGGCGGGAAAGCAAGCTGGCAATGAGCGTAAAGCGGAAGTAGTTGCCGCGCTTGTTGCCGTTGGAATACCCGCAACTACAAGCGAAACATGGGCGCAGTTGATCCCGAAGATTGCGGCAATTATTAGAGCTACGGGAGCCGCAACAGCTACACAGGTATTAGCGGGCGCGGTGTACAGTAATGCAACAGGGAATAACCGTATCGGGACAATGCCTAATAATGGCACTAATGTGAATGCGACAAGTGTAGGAAGATGGCCTGATGATAGTTTAGCCGTTTATATACCTAATGGATGGTATGGGGGTGGTATGAATGGAGGTTCAGAAGCCAAAGTAACCACTCCACAGATTCAAGGTTCGTTTCCTGAGTTGGAACCACAAAATATCAGAAAAGACGTGAAAGTGTTAGGCGTTGCGGGAACGTTAGTAGAGGGTAAAAGAATGATTTCAGAAAGAGCAGTTTATATTCCCTCTCTATCCACTAAAGTAATACCGACAAGTTTTATCCCAGGGGCTGTCTCTGTTAGTTATTCTATGGTTGGACTACAGGATTTTTATCCACAAGTTGCTAGGTCTCCTGATGGCAAGTTCCGTAGGAATGGGGGCGACTATGTACTGATTTCGCTATTTGATAATCGAGTGGAGTTATATAACACACGTGATGATAAAGGTGCAAGTGATACAGCAATTAATTTGTATGAATTTTAAGGAGGAAGATGCACATGGTAAAAGAATGGATAGTAAACAACTACACGACAGGGGACATACCGATTACAGGTACGTGTATTGCATGGGGACAAGAAAATTTTTCATACGGAGTATATACATCAATCGATAATTTTATCGTGTTATTCGGTACTGTTATTCAATCGGCATTAGATAATGGAGTAGATGTGAAACAGGCTATTCGAGACAGCGACCCTGAAAACAGCCTCGGGTTCAACGATTATTTATAGTTCCTTGGAGCCGATCTTAACTACGGTTCAGGACGAAACTGTTCAGCAAGTATTGTTAAACTAATGAGCAGTTTAACAGAACATTTTCTTGGCACATAAAACCTAGCCAAATGAGGGAAGTTATGGGTGGGTGATAATATGAAAAATAAATTGATATCTACTCTAGTCCTTTCCATTGGGGCGATACTATCCATTCAGTCAGCAAGCGTTGCTCAACAACTTGATGAAACGACTAAAGGAAAAGATGCAATTGAATGGATTGCTTTATGGGGATCCCCACAAACAAGGGAAGAACGATTGGAACGAATGTTAACAACTGAATTGCAACGGAGGACACTATGGGCACTCCAAGAAAAGCAATACTTAAAGACAGGGAAAGAAAATGTTTATTACTTTGACCCATTTCAAGTAACCGATATGAGAGAGGTTACGGGGGGATTTTACGAATTAGATGTTTTAGCGGGTGTACATGAAGTTATTAATAACGAGGTAGATAAGAAAACAGAAAATTATCAAATCACATTCCGTCACAATTACGATTCAGGATTCGTTGTCACATATGTAAGTGAAAATAATATAAACCCCTAAATTATTGTGCTAACGGGACACGATAGTAGAATAAGGAATTACTGGAGTCGGCCAACATATTAAATAATAGTTGGTCTTTTTCTGTCGCATCTGGACGATTATACGCACCACCACATCGCCACGCAGGCGTATTTTTTTTGCCCCCGAATCCTCGGGGGCTATTTTTTCATATCAAGATAGGAGGAGATGGGACATGGATAGAGTAGATTTGCTGTTAAAGTGGGGCATCGCTCTTTTAGGATCAGCAGCCACTTACCTGGTAGGAGAATGGTCTGAACTGATTTCATTTTTTCTACTTGCGATTGTGATCGATTATTTAACGGGGATAGTTGCATCACTGAAAGTTGGTAATGGCCTTAGCAGCAATGTAGGATTTTGGGGATTGGCTAAAAAGGGCCTTATGATCCTTGTCGTGATTCTGGCACACCGATTAGACGAGTTATTTGGGACTGATGTAATTATGGTGGGTTCGATTTATTTCTATTTAACGAATGAACTGATTTCAGTGACTGAGAATTATGGAAGGATGGGACTGCCCCTACCGAATCAGATTAAAGAGATCATATCTATTCTCAAACAAAAGGGTGGTGATCAATCATGAATCCATTTGAATTTTACAGACTAACAAGTCCATTCGGCATGCGTATGCATCCGGTATATCAAACACCTAAGTTCCACAGAGGCGTAGACCTTGTAACGACACCTTCTAATGGTCCGATCAATGCATTCTTAGCTGGTGAAGTCATTCATGCGAAAGAGGGTGTGAAAAGTTCGGGATTCGGAGGTTACGGTATTGTGGTCGCCATCAAGGATAACAAAGGTTACCTTCATTGTTATGCTCATTTATCTGCTGCTTTGGTAAAGGTAGGGGATATAGTGAAAAGAGGACAAAAGGTGGGTCTTCAAGGTAGTACAGGAGTGTCCACAGGTGCACATCTTCATTATGAGATTCGTAAAGCTTGCGCCCCCTCATATGGATACACGGAGACGGAAAGCGGTGTGGTTGAGCCTACGAAATACTTGCAAGACTTTTATTCCAACGAGGAGATATCAAACCTAAATAAGAAAGACGCAAATGCCATCATTGATAAGTATCTTAAGCCAGCTTGGGGGAATGCCAAGACATCAGCAGATAAACAGGAGATTGGTAGACTGGCTGATGAATTACGGGTGGCTTCAGGACAAATGAAACAGAATGGATAGGAATAACCAACTCAATCAATTTGTCCTATCATGGACTATTATCACAATTGCAACATATTTATTCTCAAGGGGGTCTTGATCATCATGCAAGTTATGAAGCCCTCAAAGGTATTGTAAATCACTTCATTCTGCTGATTTGAAAAGGAGTAGTGATAACTTATGGTGAATCAGAATCTAAATGATGTCTTGTCTTTTGCTACGCTGTTATCCGTATTTGTAATGGCGGTTGTTCAACTGGTCAAAATCACGATAAATCTACCTAAGAATATTGTTCCTTTAGTTGGGGTATTCATTGGGTTACTGTTGGGATTAGCATTTTATCCGTTCACGGATTTGCAGACAGTTGAAAGGTTGTGGGGCGGAGGACTGGCAGGGTTATCAGCTACAGGATTATTCGAGTTAGCATTTAATAAACGATCTGGTAATACGATAGTGAATTCAGATAATAAAGACGGCAAAGACAATAAGGATATTAATAAGAAGTAA